TCGACGGCGTGGCAAGCTATGACCATGACAAGGCCGCTTTGCTCGGCCTCGGTGCAAAGGATGAGGATTAGAGCAGACGAACGCAAGCAGCTCCTCGCCCGGACGGAGGCCGCGATGCGAAAGCGTGAACTGGCCTTGCAGATGCTCCAAGAGGTCGAGGAGGAGCTGGCGGAGATCAGAATCAAAGAAAAGGAAAGGAGAGCAAATGGGCATCCCAGTTTTAGTAATGGGCGAGTCCGGCAGCGGTAAGACCTACTCGCTGAAGAACTTCGACCCGAATGAGGTCGGCATCTTCTCGGTTGAGAAAGGCCGATTGCCGTTTAAGGGGGATTTTAAGGTCGTGAAGAACGCTACCTACCCCATTATCAACAAGATTTTCACCGCGCCGAAACTAAAGCGGTATGTCATTGACGATTCGCAGTATTTGCTCGTCAATGAGCTGTTCGACCGCGCCAAGGACACCGGCTATCAGAAGTACACCGACATGGCGGTCAACTTCCGCAACCTCATCCATGCGGTCAACCACAATCTCCCCGATGATGTCATCGTCTATTTTCTCCATCACACCGAAACGGACAGCAACACAGGCAAGACCAAGGCAAAGACCGTTGGCAAGATGATTGACCAATATCTCACGCTTGAGGGCTGTTTCGACATTGTGCTTCTGACCGTGGCCGACGGCAATCAGCACTTCTTCATTACGCAGAGTGACGGCTACACAACCGCGAAGAGTCCCGCCGGAATGTTCCAAGATGTGAAGATACAGAATGATTTATCTCTGGTAGATCATGCTATACGCGACTACTGGAATCTGTAAACGCGAGGAGTTGTATAAAACGGAAGAGACACGACAATGCACAAAATGCGGCGAAATACTCCCTGTCGAGTGTTTTTATGTTCGCAAAGATCGTCCGAATGAAATCGTTCATGTTTGTAAAACCTGCTCGGCAAAACGGCAGAGAGAATACAACAAGAACAATCCCGAGAAAAGCAAGGAAATAGCTGCAAGATTTCGCGAAAGACATCGGGAAGAGCTTCGGATAAGAAATCGCGAATATTATCAAAAATACAAAGATACAGAGAGACACAAAGAATCCGTAAAAAGAACGAAAGAAAAGCATAAAGATAAATGGCTGGCAAACGACAGAGAAAAAAGACGTAGTTTCAACGAAAAATGGAAACATCCGTGCGAAAAATGCGGAGAATCACGGCTTTACCTGATTCAATTCCATCATATTGATCCGGCTACAAAAAGTTTCAATATCGGAGAATCTGCAACACACAGAAAGCAAAATGAGTTGGAAAATGAGGTAAAAAAGTGCGTTTGCTTATGTTCAAATTGCCATGATGAATTTCATTACTTTTACGGATCAAGGCCAGATAATCCAATAGATGCGTTAGAACAATATCTTGATAGAAAGGTAGTATTCAATGAAAAGAACGAATAACAGACAGATTCGGGATTATTGGGGGCTGTGATGAGCGATCTCGACGAAAAAGTCAAAAAGAGCATCGAGCGTCTCAAGGCTTTCGAGCCGCCGGAGGGGTATTACCTCGCCTTTAGCGGAGGTAAGGACAGCGTGGTTTGCAAAGCTCTGCTCGACATGAGCGGGTGCAAGTATGACGCGACCTATCGCGTGACGAGCGTAGATCCGCCGGAGCTGGTGCGCTTCATAAAGGAGAAGCACCCCGATGTGATCCGCGAAGTGCCGAGATACAAAGACGGCAAGCCGATCACCATGTGGAACTTAATTCCGCGCAAACTGTTTCCACCGACAAGGAACGGCCGCTTCTGCTGTGAATTCCTCAAAGAAAGCGGCGGCGACGGCAGAATGACCGTCACGGGCGTACGCTGGGCTGAAAGCGTAAACCGAGAGCGTAACCAAGGCGAGGTCGTGATACATAACGGCGGAAACCTTATTGAGGGAAACGAGGACAGTTTTCGCGTATCTCCGCGTCACAATGCGCTCATTCTTACGAACGACAACGAGGAAAGCCGCCGCGTGGTCGAGCAATGCTACAAGCGGCACAAGACAACACTAAATCCAATCATCGATTGGACGGACGATGATGTTTGGGATTTCATCCACGCGAACGGAATTCCATACTGCGCTCTTTATGACGAGGGCTTTCACCGGCTCGGCTGCATTGGTTGCCCTATGGCCGGAACCAAAGGAAGAGAAAAAGAGTTTCTTCGGTGGCCGAAGTATAAGAACGCTTATCTTCTCGCATTCGAGAAAATGCTTGCAGAGCGGGAGAAGCGAGGGAAACTCACCGGATCGTGGCGTATGGGAACGAGAGCCATTGATGTCTTTAACTGGTGGATGAAGTATGACATTCTTCCCGGCCAACTGACATTCGATGATTATGAGGAGGGAATAGATGCCCAGCTTTGAAAGCGGCGTACTCTCCTACATTCGCGGTCGCGCCGTAGTGACGAACTATTGGCCGGTTGACGCGAGAGGAAACGCCGACATTAACTGCGTCCAATGCTTCTTCTTCCGTGATGCGTCGCGGCGTTGCGGCCTCACAGGAGAAGTCAGCGAGTATCCGCAAAAGTATGTGGGGAGCAAATGCCCGCTCCTCAACGATGAAGATTTTGAAAACAATATTAAGGAGGAACTAACCAATGATTAAGAAGTACAACGATTTCAAGGCCGAAAAGAGCGGCTCCCCGCGTGAGATTCTCCCCGCTGGCGGCTATGTTGGCAAGATCATCTCGGCAAAGGTCGAGAGCTACGATTGGGGCGATGTGCTTGTCCTTGCCTACGATATCACCGAGGGCGAATTCACCAACTTCTTCAAGCGCGATTTCGACAACAACACCAACGAGGACAAGAAGTGGCGCGGAACTTTCCGCCTGAACATCCCCACGGATGCCAATGACCAGCGCAACGATTGGCGAAAGCGCAGCTTCAACAACTTCGTCGCCTGTCTGGAAGACTCCAACACAGGCTACCATTGGGATTGGGATGAAACCAAACTTAAGGGCAAGATGCTCGGCATCCTCGTCCGGGAGCGCGAGTGGGAGATGAATGGCAACACCGGCTGGACAACCGAAGCGTGCAACGCCGCCACAGTTGACGCGATCCGCGATGGAAAATTCCGCACGCCGAAGCCTTACGCTCTCCGCAAGACCGAGGCCTCTCCCGCGCAGACCGCCGCTGCCGTCGAGGACGATTCTGATCTTCCGTTCTGATGCATCCCGCCGAGATAGAAACCGCGCTCGAAGAGATGGTCATCCTGGTCGATACACGCGAACAGGACACGCCGTCTCTCCGGGCAAGGTTAAAACGATTCGGCAAGTATGAGCGGGCAAAACTCGACGCGGGGGATTATTCCGCCAAGGTCTTAATCGATAACGATTGGCGAGTAATCCCCGCAGCGGTCGAGCGCAAGATGGATTTTGACGAGTTGGCGATGTGCTATTGCAAACAGCGTCCGCGCTTCACGCGAGAGTTTGAACGAGCCAAGGCGGCAAATATCAAGCTCTATCTGCTCGTCGAGGGCGGCTCTTGGGAAGATGCCTATCGTGGGCATTACCGCTCCAAAATGGCCGCAAAATCCCTCGTCGCATCCATCCTTGCATGGTTGGCACGCTATAACTGTCAGATCCTTTTCTGCCAGCCGTACATTTCCGGCCAACTGATCCGCGACATACTTTACCGAGAATCAAAGGAATATCTAATAAGGAGGTGTGAAAATGACAATTAAAGCTATTTGCAAGCATCCTCGTTTCGACATCGTTGTCGAGATGGAGTTTGATAACGCCGAGAAGAAAACTGCGGTCGATTGCTTGCAGCTGTTCCTCCGCATGGGATTTGAAGTGCAGTTAAAAGCAATCAAAGGGGGTGACGAACTTGATTAAAGCTATCGAGACCTATTACAACGGCTATCGGTTTAGAAGCCGTTTAGAGGCGCGGTGGGCTGTGTTCTTTGACGCAATGGAAATACGCTATTTGTATGAACATGAGGGCTTCGAGCGTGTTTTTGGCAATTGCACAATGAGATATCTGCCGGATTTCTATCTACCTGATTACGATCTTTACGCGGAAGTAAAAGGGGCAGAATTTTTGACAGACATTCCGCGTCAAGACGCAATAAAAATGTCATTATTCATTGATTGGAATGGCCCATGTGCTAACGGAATAATATTGCTTGGTAACATTCCAGAACCTGTGGGAGCTGTCACAATGAGCTGGACGGTTTGGAGATGGTCTGGTAAGGGGTTAGACTTGGGATTTATTTGTTTTTGGGACGAGCCAGACATTCGTGGATTTGACAGTTTTATTCAGAGCAGCGCTCCACATTTCTTCGGTGACAACGAACATTATGGGATGACAGGATCTGTAATATGTTCCGATCATGAACTTGTTCATTCAAAAGTGGAACACGCTTTGCTCAAAGCGCGACAAGCCCGCTTCGAATATGGCGAATGTGGTTGAGATTCGGAAGATGAAATACAAAGTAGTGCTGACACACAATCCTCAAGATTATTTTGAGGGAGCAGAGCCTGATGATCTCATTAGCGAAATTAGCTTTAAGAGATCTGAAAGCGGAGCTTTTGATACGATTTTAGCGATGATTGATGGCGGCTATACCGCAATAATAACTCCTGACGAGGACGATGTTTATGGCTGAAAACTTAACCTGGCTAAAGCTATATCGAAGTCTGTTGGAATGGGAATGGTACACGGACAGCAAAACAAAGGATGTGTTTTTGCATTTGCTCTTAAAAGCAAATATCAAGACCGCTAAATTCCGCGGCATTACTGTTCATCGCGGGCAGCTGATAACGAGCCATCAAAGCATTGCCCAAGAATTGGGAATGTCGGTAAGGTCGGTGCGAACTGCATTAAATCACCTAAAATCGACAGGCGAAGTGACAAGCCATCCATACCACGATTTTTCGCTTATTTCCATACAAAACTTCGACCGCTTTCAAGGTGAAGTGACAAGCCAAGTGACAAGCAAGCGACAGGCCACCGACAAGCCATCGACAAGCCAGCGACAACAATCAAAGAATAATAAAGAATGTAAGAAAGAAAAGAAGAATATAGCGCCTCCGGCTCCGGCCGATCCGCAAGAATGGGAGCGCGATATTCCAGAAGAGTTTAGAGGGCGGTTTCATAGCCGCGCAGATTGGGAGGCATTTCTCAATTCATGAGCTACATATTCGATAAAAATGATGTGTTTGAATTTGCCAACGCTGGCGGATACGAGACAAGAACCAAAGGCGATGAACTCGAATTTAAATATTGCCCTCGATGCCAAGGCGGAGTGCATAAAGACGATTACACATTCTCCATCAATTTAACATCAGGTGCTTTCAAATGCTTGAGATCGTCTTGCGGCTATTCCGGCCATTTTGTGGAGCTGTGCCGAGACTTCGATTTTCGGCTTGATTTTGAGCCGCCAAAGATCTATCGGCAGCTGCCGCAAAAGAAAATTGAATCGGCTGACAGCGCAATCGCTTACATGAAGAAGCGCGGTATTTCAGAGCAAATCACGAGGAAATATCAGATCACGGCCAAACGGAACGATTCCAACATCCTTGTCTTTCCGTTTTACGATGAGACAGGGAGGTTGGTTTCGGTCAAATATCGCAAGGCAAATTTCAGAAAGGGGATTGATAAAAACAAAGAGTGGTTTGAGCGTGATACACAACCGATACTCTTTGGCATGAATCATTGCAAAGGCTTTGAGCGCCTGATCATCACCGAGGGGCAAATAGACAGCCTATCTGTCGCCGAGGCTGGCTTCGATAATGCAGTATCTGTGCCGACAGGCGCGAACGGCTTCACATGGTTGACCAATGTGTATTCATGGATAACGCAATTTAAAGAAATTATCGTCTTCGGCGATTGCGAACACGGCAAGATTACGCTGTTGGACACTTTGACCGCTCGGCTGCCGAAAAACATTACTGTCAAGGCCGTCCAAATCAAGGACTATCTTGATAAAAAGGACGCGAACGAGCTGCTCTGTGCATATGGAGCTGGGGCAATTCGCAGATGTATAAAAGACGCGGCACCGCCAGAGATCAGCAATGTCAAACGCCTCGCGGATGTCGAATCTGTTGACATCAATAAGATGGATAAGATCCTCACCGGCATCAAAGGAATTGACCAGGCTATTAAAGGCATGGCGTTGGGGCAGCTTGTAATTCTAACAGGTAAGCGCGGCGAGGGAAAATCCACTTTCATGTCGCAAATCGTGGCAGAGGCGCTCAACCAAAAGCGGACGGTGTTTGTGTACAGCGGTGAGTTGGCAGATTTCCATTTTAAACGATGGTTAGACTTCCAGCTTGCCGGGAGCAGCCACATCATCACATCAAAAGACGAGTGGGGGCAAGAGCAATACTCAATTTCTGATAACGCCGTCAAGAATATCAACGCATGGTACAGAGACAGGGCGTATATCTACGATAACAATTTTATACTTGACGGCACCGAATTTGAAGCGCTCCCGGACACCATTGAAAAGGTTATCAAACAGTACAATGCCGATTTAATCTGTATCGACAACCTAATGACGGCAATGGAAAAGGTCACAGAGCAAAGCAATCTCTATTTGGCACAAAGTAATTTCGTTGGTCAGCTTAAAGCAATCGCCACAAAATATCATGTTGTAATTATCCTCGTCGCTCATCCAAAAAAGGGGAACGCTGACAGTTTCCAAGACGATAACGATCTTGTCGCCGGATCTGCCGACATCACAAACAAGGCCGACATCGTTTTGAAGTATTCGCGTTGTAATGATGAAGACGCTGATTATGACGGTATGATAAAGATCACAAAAAACCGAATCATGGGCGTGCTGTTGACGCGAAACGATACGGCAATAAAGGTCAAATACTCGCCTGTTACAAGACGAATCACAGAGGCTGGTGACGGCTCGGTTGGTGAGAAAGTGTATGGTTGGGAAAAGATAGACGCTGGATATCTCCAGCCTATAACAGCGGAGGAGCTGCCATTTTGAGTTACGCTATCCCGGAAATCAAGGTCGCGGCTTACAACTGGACGGAGCTGCCACACATGACACAAGCCGAGCGCACGCTTTGGCAAGGCCTCGGCTGGTGTTATGAGTGCTATCGAAACGGCGAGGACAAGACAGTTTGCGACAACATGGCAAAACAGTATATCGAAATGTATGAAAGGAGATTAAAACATTATGATTGAAGCAGTTGATCATCCGCGCCACTATACGCAAGGCGGCATCGAGTGCATTGATGCCATCAAGGCGAGTATGTCACCGAGCGGCTTTGCTGACTATTGCAAGGGGAATATCGTCAAGTATCTGTGGCGCTATCGTGATAAAGGCGGCATCGAGGATATGAAAAAGGCACGGTGGTATCTTGATACGCTCATCACGCACGCCGAGGAATACGGAACGCCGAGGGAGGGCAAATAATGGATTACCGAATTGGCGAACTCATCGACCTTGTCCAAGATCTCAAGACCAGAGTGGAGAGCCTCAAGACCGATCTAAATGATTGCCGCAACGAGTTGTGCTTGAGATGTGGGCAGTATAAAACCGCGCATCTCGGCTCTTGTGAGGGGTGTAGATGGAAGTGCGACCGATAAGCATCCACGCCGCAAATGTTTTTGTTGAACAACATCACAGGCATCACGGGCTGAAAACAGGATGCCGATTTGCGATTGCTGTTTATGACGGCGAACAGCTTCACGGAGTTGCGATTTGCTCAAATCCTGTGGCGAGAAACGCAGATGACGGACTCACGCTTGAAGTCGCAAGGCTTTGCACAGACGGCACATACAACGCCTGTTCAATGCTCTACGGAGCGTGTGCAAGGATCACAAAGGACATGGGTTTCCGCAAAATACAGACCTATATCCTTGAAAGCGAGAACGGAACTTCCCTCAAAGCAAGCGGGTGGATATGCGAGGGCGAGGCCGGAAGACCGTCATGGTCGGGGCAATGGGCATCCCAAAGGCAAAAAGAAAGAGAGGCGTTTCAACAGATGGCGTTGTTTGAAAACAAGAAACCGCCAGAAGAAATGAAAGTGCGATGGGCAAAATACTTCTGCGGAGCTGACATGAGGGAGGAAAAATGATAGGGAACTTTCCCATCATCCTCACAATAATTGTTCCCTAAAACATAGGAGGAGTTATGCGAAGAGCAAACATAGCAACAATTAAGACGTATGTGAAGAAGCG